GCTTTCTGTCCGCCAAGACCTCGAAGAAGAGTTCGTCGAGGATTCACCAGACATGCTCATGAGTCTGTTGACAGATGTGATCATCCCCGAAACGATGGCAGAAGGGATCGAGTCTACCCTGGTGAATGGCGATACGACCAAGCACACCGATTCAGGTCGGGATGCCGGACATGCTGCCGATGACATCGAACTCGCGTGGCACGGGTTACGGAAAATCGCAATGCTCCAGAAGGCAACGTTGAACATCGGGGATAGCAACGGGACGTTTGACTTTGGTGATCTTTCTGCCGTGATTGCCAAGGGCGGGAAGTATCTCATCAAACCCAAGAACTCTTTCTGGGTGATGGAAAACAACACCTATACTCGCACGACCTCCTTTGATGAAGTCGAAACCTACGACAAGAATCCGATCCCGACAAACATCAATGGTGTGGTGAACACTGTGTTGGGGCGTCCGGTGCTCATAAGTGGTGAGTGGCCCTTGACGCATACCGATGGCTATGTGAACTCTACGCCTGCGAACAACACCAAAGGCGGTTTCTTGTGTGCCAACGCCAAGCAGTTTGCCATAGGTTCACGGCGGCGTGAACGCATCGAGCAGATGAAAGACATCCTGACCGGATTCTACTACGTCGTTGCGACGTGCCGACTCGACTTCCAGGCACTTGAAAACCTCCAAGACGGGTACACCCCTGTCGCACTCGGTTTCAATGTGCCACTGTAGACAGGAATGGTGAAACATGGAAACCACATCAGGGTTTGGGCTTGTTTCTTTGGATGAAGCGAGAAAGTTCTTGAATCTCGGCGAGGATACTGATAAAGACGCATGGCTCTCGGCGGAGATTGATGCCGTTAGTGAGTCAATCGAGCAGTATCTTGACCGTCGGATTGTTGCCCGCACGTACCGGGAAGACACAGGTGCGGAGATGGAAGACAACACGCTTCATGTAGAGAACACGCCGATCCTTGAAGTCGAAGCGATCTATGAGGATACTGAACTGATTTTTGGTTCAGAGACGCTGATAGACCCCTCAAGATACACTGTCTTTGAAGACCGTATTGAGTTTCGGGGGTATCAATCCCCATATATCGCTTCACAACGCCGTAGACGCTACCAGCGGGACTCGGAGAACACGCTCCGAGTCGAATACGTTGCGGGCTACGGTGATATTGAGATTCCGTTTGGCAGGCAACGTCTTGACTTCCAGGAGACCGATAGCGGTGATACCTACACAGTGTATCTCAATGCGGGGCGGTTTACACCCAAAGAGATTCTTGTCGATCTGACTGTCGAACTCAATTCAGTTGGCGATCATGAGCGAGAGGTTTCCTTTGATTGGAAGACCCGGAAGTTTACGATCCAACAGTCCGATGGGGCGTTATCGCTCCTGCCGTCGGTCAACGGTGAGTTCAGCGAGTCCGAATCGGCATTGCCGCTTTTCGGTTTCACTATGAGTGGGTATACGACATCACCGGCGGTCGGTACTTCGGTGACGTTAGAGATCCCCGCGGACCTCAAACGTGCCGTGTTGAATCTGATTGCATTGCAATACGATAAAGGCTCACACGGTAGGGCATATCGGGGTCTGAAATCGCAACAGATCGGTGATACGCGTGAAGAGTATGTGGGACTCTCAGCAATGCCAGCGGAGATTGAATCGGTGCTCATGCAGTATCGAAAAGCGGTGTACATCTGATGTCCTTTGAAAACAGACTCCCTACAGACTGTGAACTGCGCGAAGAGATCAACACCGTCAACGAGATCGGTGCAGTGGATCGTTCGTTTGGCGACCCTGTGAGGGTTAAGTGCAGGCTCAACGCGTATGGGCGTGGTATTCGAGACGATTTACAACTTGGTCAGGTGATTCAGGACAACCGATACACGTTGTTCCTCGGTCCCAATACTATAATCACGACGGCACACAAGGTCACCGTGAGCGGTAAGGACTACAAAGTTGACCGTGTGCGTGAATATGAAGACATGAACGGGAAACTCCATCACCTGGAATGCGACCTACAGGAGATCCGCTAATGCCTGTGATAACGAACCCGAATCGCAATGCCATGAAGCTTGTCAAAACGGAACTTGCGGCACAGCTGCATACCATTGGCAAGGCGGTTGAACAAACGGCAAAGAACTCAATGCGCGATGGTGGAACCCCGCATGTGCCGTCTAACCCCGGCGAACCGCCGCGTATTGATACCAAGAAACTCCACGATTCAATCAAGACCGAGACGCAGCAAAATGGCGATGGCGTTGAAACGCGTGTCGGTACGAATGTCGATTATGGGCTGTATCTTGAACTCGGCACGAAGAAAATCCTGCCGCGTCCGTGGTTGCGTCCAGCACTCAACGCTGTCGCAGGGAAAGAGAAATGAACGACATCGCGCGGTCCCTGAAAAACAAGGTCGATACCAGCACGGTGCTTTCAGATATAGGTGCGGGTTTGTATTTCGGCACTGCGCCCCGGGGCACGGATTACCCGCATATCACGTTCATGCCGACGTCTGATGTGCCACTGCGGATACAAGATGCCAATCCACTTTCCATCACACATTGGGATTTCAAGATTTGGGGATCCAAAGCGATCGATGTCGGCACGATCTATGCGGAACTCATCAACATCTTTAATCAAGACGACCTGAGCACCGATTTCATCGTGTCTTTACGCGGACGCGGACTGCCGATGATGATAGAAGTCAATCGTCCCAATGAGATCATCTATTCACGCGTTGTTGAGTGCGAGGTCATAAAATAGGAGAAACTCAAATGGCGATTCATGGACAAAAAGGCAATGTATACCACTGGAATGGAACGAAGTGGATCAAGATTCTTGAAACCACTGGCTGGACGCTGAATGTCACGCAGCAAACCGCTGAGGCTGCGGTTCAAGAAGAAGAATACATCACGCGCGCTGCGGGCGCAAAAGATTGGAATGTGTCGATCGAGGGTCTGGCGCAAACGAATCGAGATGACGGAAATATCGTCAACTTTATGGTGCCCGCCGATAAAGATAATTCCGCCGCAGGTGAATTGATTGTTCGGTTGCGCAACGATAAGGATAGTGGGAAAGCCTTCGTGTACCAGGGAAAAGCGTTTTTCACGGATGTGTCTGTTTCATCCCCAGAAGGCGGTCTCGTAACGGTATCCGCGACGCTTGCGGGCAACGGTCTGCTGACTTATGCTGCTGCGGCGGATCCAAAGTAGCGGACGGGGCGTAGGTTGCGGGGTTTCAGCCCGCAACCGATATTCGGCGTTGAGCCGATAGCCTCAACGCCTACGCCCCGTCCGAAGGAGGAAAGAACGTGTCGATTCATGGTCAAAAAGGCAGCATTGAGCAGTGGGATGGATCCGCATGGGTAAAAATCGTTCAAACCACTGGCTGGACGCTGAATATCACGCAGCAAACCGCTGAGGCTGCGGTTCAAGAAGAAGAATACATCACGCGTGCTGCGGGTGCAAAAGATTGGAATGCGTCGATCGAGGGTCTGGCGCAAGCGGATCGAAAAGATGGAAACCTCGTAAACTTCATGGTGCCTGAAGATGATATAAAGGCAGCAGCAGGCAAGATACGCATTCGGCTACGCAATTCTCGTGAGGCAGATCACGCGCTCTATGAAGGCAAAGGCTTTTTCACGGATGTGTCTGTTTCATCCCCGGAGGGCGGTCTCGTAACGGTATCCGCGACGCTTGCGGGCAGGGATATACTCGTCTACAATACCCCAGCCAAATTGGTACTTCCGGGTGCTCCGCAGCGATTGAGAGCGGCATCTACGCAGAATACCATCACATTAACCTGGGAGGCGTCTGACGATAAAGGTTTTGCGATTACGAAATATCAGCGCAGACACAAGAAAGGAGACGGTAATTTCGGGAGTTGGACGGATGTGTCGGGTGGTGGTACCGCTCGGACAGTGACAATTTCGGGGCTGTCCGCGAGTTCTGAATACACTGTTGAACTTCGTCCGGTGAGTGCGAAAGGTAATGGTGCTGCGGCATCCGTAACGATCTCAACAACAGCGTCATGACAAAACGCGGTAAAATTGCACTTTTCTGTTCAAGGGATTTTGTTCTTGGAAGTCGTGCGGAGTATGGGGGTGGCTTTCTATGGCAACTCTCGGACGACGAGATCTGTCTTGAGATGTTTTGGGTGACCATGGATGTACCGGATGAGATTCGGCTGCATCTTTTTGGGGATACGCCCTCGGAGTCGCCCGACGATAGTCCACATCGTGGGGCGCACCGATCCGATGAACAGATTTTCAGACATGCCATAGAGGTTAACGCCCCTGAAGTCCTGCGTATTGCTGAAAAAAATGTATTGCACCGCAGGACTCCGATAATTTTTCAATATGAATCTATTGCGGATTCCAACGATAATTTTGACTTTTTTCAAGATGAGGAGATAAACATTGAGCCGTAAAAAAGCAGAAGTCCGAATCGATCAGAACTTCATGGACATGGTGAACCCTACGAAGACCTTCAACGTCATGGGTCTCGATGTTCATGCCCGCTCGCTAACGATAAACCACTTCGGTGAACTCAAGTCCATGTTCTCGCACTGGCAGTCTTTCGATGTCACCGAACTTTTGAACTCATCAGAAAGTTTGGAGGCGTTTGCTGTGGTGATCTGGATGGGTGTGCGTAAGGACACCCCGGAGCTTGCGACAAAAGAGCAGGTGTTTGTTGCTGTGAACTTGCACACGCTCAACGACTGGCAACCTGTGGTGGAATATATCTCGGGGGTCCAGTTTCAGAGCGATGACGATACCGAAACGTCAAGCGGACCTTCAGAGGACCCAGCGGGAAACGGATCATAGACTGGCAGTTTCTCATCACGCTGGTATCGCATACCTACGGCATTGACTTGGAAGCGATCCAGCGGATGACGATGCGTCAGTTCAATGCGTTCGTGACGAATATCGAATATGTCGTCAAGGAATCAAAAAACTTCGGCAAACCCCCGGCACTGAAGTTGCCAAGCCTCCCGATTACGAGATATGCCGCGCGGTGTGGTGTGATCATCCCTTATGAAATTCATGTCGATCTTCTAAAAAAAGGATTCCCGTAAAGTAATGCCATTCGTACTCAATGAAGCGATTGTGATTATAAAATCGCAAGGGCTGCCACAACTCAAGAATGACTTGAAGTCCACGGATCTGCGTATAAAGCAGGTGGCAGAGACGATCGACAAGACGTTTGGTCGTCTGACGAAAGTCCGCGCTGCCCCTTTTGAACGGCTGACGAAAGGTGTGCGGAGTTATGGCAAGGCGACGCGTACCTATAACGAAGACGTAAAGAACTTCGCTGAATCCACCCAGAAGCTCACCGATGCCCTCGAAAAAGCACTCCCGACGATGCAGTCTGCTGCCCGGTCGCTAAACTCTATCGCCGATTCATCGAAGGTCGCCGGACGGCATATCAAAAGTTTCGGGGGTAGTTTTGGCAAACTTGCGCGAGAGACGCAAGGCACAAACCGAGCCATCAGAACCACTGGACAACAGACCGCGGCACTCACCCATCGTTTCCTTCAGATTTCAGGAGCCACGAAAACGCTTGAAGGTCAGTTTGCCTCGCTTGGGGCGGCGTTCATTGGCGGTTTCGGTATCCCAGCAGCAGTTGACTTAACAGCGAAAACGATCGGCGTGATCACCAACACAATCGGTGATGCCGTCACGTCTGCGGCGAGTCTGGAATCGCGGTTAGCGGAAGTCGCGACGATCTCATCGGATGTTGAGCAAAACATGAGCGGTTTCGCTCGTGTGCTTGGCGATCTCTCGGTTGCGACACGAACCGACGTGGGGCTGCTCTCTGAGGGTCTGTATCAGACGATTTCCAGTGGTATCACGGATACCTCTGAGGCTTTGAAGTTGTTAGAGGTGGCTGCCAATGGTGCGCGTGCGGGTTTGACGAACGTTGATGTGGTTGTCGATGGGATGACCTCGGTCATCAATGCTTTTGGTTTCTCCGCTTCGGACGCCGAAGGTATCATGGACAAGATGTTTACGACCGTTCGGGTCGGTAAACTGCGCATGGAGGATTTGGCGAGTAGTATTGGTAAAATCGCACCCTTGGCGGTGACAACAGGTGTTTCTTTTGAAGAACTGCTTGCCGCGGGTGCGGCCCTGACCACCGGCGGCAACAGCTTGAGTCAATCGTTTACTGCCGTTAGTGGGATCCTCAATGCGGTGCTGCGTCCCTCCGAAAAGGCAAAGAAAGCCGCTGAGGAACTCGGTATCGAGTGGAATTTGTCGGCGTTGCGTGCCAAAGGTCTGAAGCGGTTTCTCGATGATCTGATTCTCGCGACCGACGGCAATTCGGATGTCCTGACGCAATTGATCGGTCGCGTTGAAGGGTTGCGTGGAGGTTTTGCGCTGGTAGGGGAACAATCTGTAGCACTCAAGAGCAACCTCGATGCATTATCCAATTCGGCGGGGGCGACCGATAGAGCCGTGTCCCTGATAAACAACACCTTCCGGGGACAAGTCGATCTACTCAATCAGCAGGTGTCAGGGGCACTGCGGACCGTCGGGTTAAAATTACTTCCTATTCTTACCAAAGAGGTAGAAACTCTAAATAAGAGTTTAGAAACTGTAGATTGGGATAACTTTGCCAACGATGCCGTAGGAGCGATCAAGTTGATCATAGATAGCCTCAATTTATTAGGGGGTTCTATTCTCGGCGTTGGCATGATAGGTCGGGATTTCGCCAACTTTGTTTCTAAACCTTTTCAAGGGGCTAAAGGGTTATCAGGACAAGCGGTATCCAACCTCCCCGCGTCGACAATTGTAAATCCCTTTACAGGTAAAGAAGAAACAGTCGGTCCCGGATTTGTACCACTTCCAGGTTCCTACTTCCCAGATCCGAACCGACCCCAAAAACCACCACTCGGTCCACTGAAAACAGAGTTGCCTCAACCGATCGTTCCACCAACAGATCCAAAAAGCACCGTTACACAACCGATTCCACAACTCGGTCGTGCCTTGCCACTCACTGACACACAACAAACACAACAGGATCAGATTCTATCTCCGTATCTCAGCCAGCCGGGTGTTACAACAACGTATGACCCCGACAAGAAGAAATTCAATTTCTCCCTAACACCTCAACAGAAAGCCGTCCAACCCACAACAGATAGAATCGAGTCGCAACAGGCAGTCTCTGGTGTCCAATTGCGTCCGGTTACGAATAGACTCGAAGCAAATCGTTTTCAGGTTTCCCCCACGGTTACACCCGAAGCCATCACACGCACACCGATTCCAGGCGTGCAAGGTCAACTCGTGACACCCGGTCTCGGGGTAGCAACACCCGACGCCGCGGGTGTGTACCAAAAGGCGTTAGAAGGTGCGACATCTAATGAACTTGATAACGTCGCGACGAACACGCAACGTAGCAACGAGATTCTCGATGAACGACTGGGTGCTGCTCAAAAATCCCTTGACGCGATAGCACAGGCACAACGCGACGCCGAACGTAGACCGTCAGTCCCGATTCCCTCGGCGTTTGGTCAAGGGGGTCAATACGTTGGGTTTCCGGAGTTCAAGGCACAACGTGAAGGTGAACTGAAAACACAACAACGTGAAGGTGTTAGCGATGTTTTGAAGGAATCCGCCGAGCAACTTGCCTCTAACTTCTCACTCGTCTCCTCTGCGATCCAAGGCGGCGCAGCAGGCGGGTTGCCAGGGGCGTTGATTGCCGTGGGTGCGGAACTCTTACAGATGACCCCCTCGTTTTCCCGGATTACCGAAGGTTTTAATACGGTCGTTGAGAAGTTGGTTATGGCAATTGAACCGGTTGTGGGTGCGATTGCCAACGTCTTGGCACCTGTGTTTGATGCGCTTGGGGCTGTGGCTGAAGCCTTAGCACCTGCCTTTGAAGTCTTAGGCAAGATCTTAACAATTTATCTCACGCCTGCTTTTAAGGTTCTCGGATTCGTGCTCAAAGGGCTTGCAAAGGTGATAGAAACGATCGGAAACGCCTTTGTGAAGATTATCAATTTCGTCATCGACGCTATCAACAAAGTGAATCCATTTCGGGACATCCCAAGAATACAAGAAGCGAGAGCAAGGATTGGGTTACAACCCATTGATGAACCCCAAGGGACACTTGAGCAAGATGCTGCCCGAGAAGAACGTCAAAGACAAGAAAGAGGTGAACCCACCCGCGGGATACAGGTTTCTCGGATCACAGGACCGACGCGGGACGTGTTTGTACAACTCTTGCGCCCTTTGCGGCAATTGGATACAACCTTCCCCGCGATGCTCGATGAATTAAAAAATATTGGAGAGACCCTGCGGGGGAATATGCGGGCTGTCGGCGGCACACCTCTGCCGCAGATGCCGAATCTCGCCCCTGCTGCTGTGGGTACACCGCGTGGCGTCGATCCCACTGCTTTTGTTGGCATCGGTGCCCAAGGAGGGAGTCCCGGCGGTATTGTTATCAATGGAGACTTTTATGTGAATGTTGACCAAGTCGCGGATCTAAACGTTGACCAACTCCAACAACAGTTATTGGATAACTTGGATGTCCGGGACCGTAATGATGGGGCGGTGTTCCCGAACAAGCGTTAAAGGACAAAAGGGTGTATTATCTGGAGGATCTGTTTCGGTTTCTTTCGCGTTCTGCAGCATGGCACATCGTTATGACATAGTTTATATCTATATCACAATGTTGCTCAATGT